TTTTATCAAAATTTTATTAAAATTATTCTGGAACAAATATTTTTTCAAGTTCTTGTAAGTCTTCGGCAGGTTTTTTTTCAGTTGCACGTTTTATATATTCTTTTTTATAATGTTCGTCTTCTACCTGTTGACATAATGCAACTGTATCAACAATATTTTTTTTAAAGAAATCAAAGTATTCATCTGGAAAATAGGGAGGAATTGCTATAATAACATTTTTAAGTAAATGACCATATTTATAAATGCAGTAATTAAAAACAAGGATAACGTCATTAATTGGTATATCTTCGCCATAAATACCAAATGGTGGAAGAATAAGAATTTTATGTTTAAAGCTTATAGCAGTTTGAAAACAACATTCAATAGTAGAGCATAATTTTGCAAATTCACTAATACTAAGTTTGTCATTAATAAGTTGTGATTTTGGTTGAACAGGAGCAGTTATTATTGATAATTTAAAAACTTTTTCGGGTACATAAAATCCAAGTAGAGGATTTGGTGGACGAATAATTGCTACTAAATTAGAATAAAAACAATTGTCATCTTTAAAATTTATGTTAGAATCAAAACATGATATGTATAATGATGAACGAAGATGAATCAATGGTTCTTTTATTTCATCACATATGCCTAAGTTTGCTCCAATAAATTCTTTACCAATTGGATTAATAACAACAGGATCAGTAATATTAAAGTTAGTTATACCATGATCAGAAAATTGTTCTGCTACATCTAAACAATGTTGATGAATAATATATGTATGACATATATCAAGAGGAACAGATAAGTTAAAATTATCTAAACAAACTGTTTTAATATTTCTTTTATGAATAATAGATGTAAAATATCCTTTTGTTCCCTTTAGTTGTTTATTGTTTTCATGAATAATATTATTATAAATTGTTTTATCAATATTATATGGATCTGATTTTGATAGGTCAGTATTCATAATATATTAAATTGTTTTTTTATAATTGTTATATTCAACGCATAAAAAATTGAAAATAAAAATATATAAGATACTGTAGTTATAACAATTATTTATAACAATTATTTATAATAATCATTTATGGAATCAATATTACAAAAAATTATAGAAGATAAAGTTGTTAATAGATTAATATTATGTTATTCAACAATGACACAAGAGGATATAATAAAAAAAGTTTGTGATGAATATAGAAAAAGTAAAAAAATATTGAAACCAAAAGAAATTGATGAAACTATCATGAGAATTAATATACCAATTGGATTATATGTAAAAACAAAATGTAAAAATTATGTGTATTGCTTTACTAATTTGATAAAGGACGATTTAAAACGTCAATGTTTTTTTTATGATGATGAACTTGATAAACTTGATGAATTTGATGAAACATATGAAAATTATAATAAGTATGATATTTCATATTTTGATATTCCATTGTATGAAATTAATAAATCTGATTTTGATGTTAAAAAGCAAAATACAAATAGAGAAAAGATTGCAGAAGAAAAATTTAAGATTCAAGTTATATTAAATAATTAAAGTTTTTAATTTTATTAAAAATTAAAATTTTTTGTAAAAATTATAGTTTTTATAATTTTTTATAAAAATTTTAAAAATTATAGTTTTTATAGTTTTTTATAAAAACTATAAAAACTGTAATTTTTAGTAAAATTAAAAATTGAAATGTTTAATATATTGTGAATATTACGATTATAATATAATTGTGAAAAGAAAAATGGAGAGTGGATATGGTGAAGGATATAGTGATGGATATGAACGGGCAGGAAAAAAATACAGTGCAACAGAATGGTTAATGTCAGAACAGCCAGTTAGTGATCAAGAGCAAAAAGTTATTGATATTTTGAAAAAATTGGGTAATGATGGTGAATATTATGAAATAAATGGAATGAAAGTTATGGGTGATTTTATGTTTATAAGTTTAATTGAAGAAATTGATGTTCCTAGTATTTTTGATGAAACGATGAAAAGTATAATGTGTATTCTACCAAGTGAATACACATACAAGATAATAAAATACAAAAAGAAAGATCAAATGAAATTTGATAATGCAATAGAACATCGTAAAAATGAAATTATACAGATCAGAGAATCATTTGTCAAAAAGTCAAAATCAGATTTAAAGTTTTTATCAAATGTTATTGAAATACGGGGAATATGGTTTTTGTATGCAACAACAAAAATGATTACAAAAAAAGATGAATATTTGACATATGAGAAGATTGATAAGGCTTTTAGTTTAATTTCAGCTACACAAAAATTTATTAATTCGTGTAAGGGAGAAAAAACATATCCAAGTGTTGTTAATGGAGAATTAATGCTTATTTCAAATTATTTAATAATGAGTTTGCAACATAATTTGGAAAAATTAGCAGTAATATTTTCGTATAATGGATTTGTCATTAATGATTATGCGCCATCAGTATTGGTTTATACGGAATATGATAGTGCTATTCCAAGTAGAACAATACGACCACGTGAACATCAAGAAGAATTGGTAATAAAAACAAAACAAAATATGAAAAATGGATTTTTTATTGTTTACAGGGCAATGATTGGTTCTGGAAAGACATTTGGAACAATAGCATTAGCTTCAATGATAGATAAATTGAGAATGGAAGGTAAATATCATGATCTTCAACTTATATTTTGTTGTAATTTAAAATCAGTGAAAGATCAAGTTGCAAATTTATGTTATAATGGAAGAATAAAATTTGGAATATTATCGTTTAATATAGAAAAAAATGAATTGGAATTGAAAAAACATAACATATGTAGAAGTATTGATGATATTGTTGTTATAATATCAAGTCCAGATTCAGTATATAAATTGTTATGTAAAAATATTGTTGAAAGGAAACAATATATGTTATTTTTAGATGAACCAACAATTGGAGCGGATAAAAAAGGAGATATTGAACATATGAATGAACTGAAAATGAATATGTTGGTAGTGTCTGTAGCACCTAAATGGACAATTTTGTCATCAGCAACATTTCCAAGTATAAAGAAAATTTTAGATATAACGGAAAAGTTCAAACTCAAATATCAGGATGCTTTTGTGGGAGAAATTTGTTCAAATGACATTCAAATTGGATGTGACATATTAACATATGATAATCAACAATATGCACCATTTATTGGAAGTAAAACAAAAAAACAATTGGAAGATGCAATGAATAGAGTAGTTAAATGTCCATTTTTAGGGAGAACGTATACTATGAAAATATGTAAATATTTATGGAAAAAAATGAAGAAAATGAATATTTCCAATGTACCAGAAATGGAAGAATTATTTTGTGATATTGATAAAATGGGAACAAATGGAATAAAAAATACTATTGAAAGATTGTTAACAATATTGATATGTCAAAGTGATGAAATAATAGAAGAAGTTTGTAAAAGTATTATTGATGAAAAAGAAGAATTAAAATTAAAATCATTAAAACAAGAAAAATCAAATGATGATATTTTTGAAGTAGAAGAAAAAGAGTATAAACCTATTTTACCAGAACCAATAAGATTTAATGCGATTGGAACAACATTGGCTTATAAATTTTTGGGAATGACATTGATAGCAACAGAAGAGCCATGTAAGTTTGTATTAGATAATTTAATGGCAATTGTAGAAGATATTTACAATTCAACAACTAGTTATGGTGATACATATCGTTCAACAGCGAATGCATTAGCTATTTATGAGCAACATAAAGAAATATATGATAGAACAGTAGAAACAACAAAAAATTACAAAACTACAAAAAAGGCTGAATTTGACATTGGAAACAAAGAAATGACAAAACATATTATGGAATTGGTAGTTAATGACATTCCAAAGCCAAAATTTCCATTTCCAGATTTTGGGCATATTAATTCATTGGAACATTTGACAAAGTACAATCCATTATTTGTTACACAAATACCAAAAAGATTGTTACGAATAAAAATCAGAACAATATCCGAAGAAGTTCAGCGAAAGACTCCGGATAATATTTTGACGATGTTGTATGCTGGAATTGGAATTTATACAGATAAAAATGTTGGACTTCCATTTGAATATTTTAATGAAGTTCAGCGATTGGCACAAAATGGAGATTTAGCATTTTTAGTAGCAGATTCATCAATATGTTATGGAACAAACTTTCCATTGAATCGTGTTATAATAACAGATGATTTTGCAGAAAATCACAGTATCAATACATTATTTCAAGTTATGGGACGTGCTGGACGTGTTGGAAAATCATGGTTTGCAGAAACATATGTGTCAAGAACAACGTTGGAATTAATTATGAATTATTCAGAAGATAATGTAGAACTTAAAAATATCAGAAATATGACAGAATATTTGGAAAAGTAAATAAATTTGTTTTATGTTAATTTGATTTAACATAAAATAAATTATATTGCTGTTGTTGGTATAGAAGTAGAAACTGGTGTGGGGGTTGAAGTAGGTGTTGGTTCGGAAGTTGTTACAGGTGTTGTTGAAGGAATTGGATCAGGAGTTGTTGCAGGTGTTGTTGCAGGAGTTTCAGAAATTGGTGTATGAATTCGTTTACAACATTTTAAAATAGAGAACAATTTGGAAAAGCATTTAGAAAAATATTTAGTAAAACATCCAGAACAACATTTTTTTACTTTATTGATATCAATTAGGCCTTTCGTTGCAGAAACAACAATGTCAATAAAAACAGGAGATAAAATTGTTAAAATAGGAACATAAGCAGTTAAAATGTTAATTCCAGATTTAACTAATGCCACGAAAATATTATTAAAAAGGTTTTCAGCAAATTTCTTTTTTTCTTCTCCTGAAATATTTTGAATTTTTTCAGCTTCAATCATACAATCAACAAGAATTTTTGGTACATCTTCTGGTTTTATATTTTTGTATTTTTCAATAATAGATTTAATTTGATCGTCATTTAGATATTTGTGAATAATATCATTATCAATGTTTTTTTCTATTATTTCAATGGAAACAGAACTTGCCATTTTTTGTTTATATAATGGTCATATATTTTTTTGTTGAGATAAAAAACATAAAAATTGAAAAATGAATATAATAAAAGTAGAATGAATATATAAATAAGTTAAATAAGTTAAATAAGAGAAAATGGCAACTAAATACATGTTATATGGTAATTTTGTTATTGAGTTAGTTAAAACAGAACATACAATATGTAATGAAATGCGTAAAAATATAAATGAGAAGAATAGAATACATTCACTATATCGTGGAACAGAATTTATAATTAAATCAATTTCGTTGAAAGTAAAAAATGATGTTTTTATATTTATTAATTTAATATTGTATTATGGACGAGTATATTCAGTTGGAACTGTGATAAAGGCTCCAAATTTTGATTTTAATTTGGAAAATGAAGATACAGATGGTTTAAAATATTATTTAAATTATGATGATGCTTTTATGTCTAGTGAGAAAAATATATTAAAATATTCTTATACAGGATTTCATACAACATATTATAGTAATGGTAATGTTAAATGTATAATTGAGTATAAGGATGGATTACGATGTAATACATATGTAGAATTTTATAATTGTGAAAAAGAGCTTGTAAAAAAAGGATATATGTATTTATTGGGGAAAAAAAATGGAATATGTTGTGATTATCGTAAAGATGGTTCATTAAAACATAAACGCTTGTATTTCAATGACAATTTAATATATGTTCATAAATTTTTTAAGGATGGAAAAATTAAATCAAAAATATCTTATTGTGATAAGAAAAAGGATGGAGAATATAAAAAATATTATAAAAATGGATGTATAAAAGTTAAAGGATATTATTTTGCTGGAAATAAAGATGAATTATGGACATATGGAACATGTGTGGGAACAATACGAAAAAAAGGAAAATATGAAAAAGGAAAAATGGCTGGATATTGGGTTGAATATATAAATGATCATCTTCACGGATGTGGAGAATATTTTGAGAATCATGCAAATTGGGAAGAATATTATGCAGATGGAAAAACATTACATTGGAAAGGTGAAAAAAAAAGAAATGAAAGAATTGGAAGATGGATTGAGTATGATATATCAGGGAATATAAAGCAAGAAAAAAGATATAGATATTGATAAAAAATTGAATTTTTAATTAGATTGGAAATGTGTGTTAATTGTTTAATATTGTTATCTTCAACAACAATATTAAATAAACAAAATGCGGACTATTTATGATATTATACGTAATAATAAGAAGTTTGTGCATGCATGTGAGGAAAGTGATTTATATACAGTAAAAAACTTGTATACTAAATGTGGTGATGATTCATATGATTATATTGGTGCTGGTTTTATATCATCATATATCAATAATAACAATGAAGTGTTTGACTGGTTTATGAAAAATCATATTATTCAAACAATTCCGCCATCAATTATTTATGAATGTTACAAAAAAAATGATATTATAACAGGACAAAAAATTTGCAAATATAATTTAAAATGGGAATCATTTCAGTTAAATGTGATATTTAAAATAATACAAAATAATATAGGATTCCATCAATTTTTAAAAGATATCAATTTTAATATTACAATAAATAATCATTATATAATAAAAATGGTTGTTAGAGGATGGCTTATGAATAGAAGTAAATATTTAGAAATCAAAGAATATTTTGAGAATATTGTAAAACCATTTTGTTCTGTATTTTCTTGTTATGAAGCATGGATTGATGAAAAAAGTATAAAATACAGAATAAAGGGAATTGTTGATATATTAATGAATGAAAATGTTATTTTGGAAAAGTATTATGCAAATTATTTTTGTGATGGATGTGATGGATGTGATGGATGT